AGCGATTAAAAGTTTGGAAAAAAATGATGAGTTTGTTAAAGACAAATCATTAAATTTCTGTAGACAACAAAACCTTAAAAAAGAATTAAAGGTAATTCAAACGATTATTGATAATGGTGAATTTGAATCTTATAATAAGATTGAAGAAAAGATTCAAAAGGCGTTACAGGTTGGTATTATAAATGACACCGTAGTTGATGTATTCCACAATATCGATGATGCACTTGAGAAAGATTACAGATTACCAATTAGAACAGGTATTGTCGGTTTGGACAATGTTTTAAAAGGTGGTTTAGGTAGAGGTGAATTAGGAGTTATATTAGCACCAACTGGTACAGGTAAGACTACCTTAATAACCAAATTTGCCAATACTGCGTATAATGATGGATTTAATGTTCTTCAAATATTTTTCGAAGATAATGAAGGTCAAATTAAAAGAAAACATTATACAATTTGGTCAGGAGTTGCTCCCGATGAACAACCTGAGTTTAAAGAAGAAGTTTTATCAGCCGTTAGGGAACAACAAGAAAGATCCACGGGTTCATTAAAACTATCAAAGTTACCAAGTGATAATATTACTATTTCTGAAATTAAATCTAAGATTAGAAAAATGATTTCAGAAGGTTTTAAACCGGACTTGGTACTAATTGACTATGTTGATTGTATTTCACCTGAAAGAAGTGTAAATGGTGAAGAATGGAAAGGAGAAGGTTCAATCATGAGAAGTTTAGAGGCGATGACATCAGAATTTGATATTGCCATTTGGACTGCAACACAGGGTAATAGAGAATCAATTTCATCTGAGGTTGTAACTGGTGACCAAATGGGTGGTTCAATTAAGAAAGCACAAATTGCACATATTATTCTTTCAATTGGTAAAACACTTGAACAAAAAGAAAACAATTTAGCGACACTAACCTTATTGAAATCTCGTGTTGGTAAAGATGGTATAATTTGGCAAAATTGTAAATTTGATAATCAATTCTTAGTTATTGATACGGAATCACAAAATACCTTATTAGGTCACGAACATCAACAAGAAGAAAAGAGAGCGAATAGAGCTGCGGAAGTATTTAAAAAATCACAAGAAAGAAAAACAAGAGTATAAATTATATTGATATGAGTAAATTATTTACAGAAAGAATTCCGTTTAAACCATTTGAATATCCTGAATATTATAATGAAGGTTGGTTAAAACAAATGCAGGCGTTTTGGTTACATACTGAAATACCAATGCAGGGTGACGTTAAAGATTGGAACGAAAATTTGAATGAATCGGAAAAACATTTAGTGGGTAATATTCTTTTAGGATTTGCCCAAACTGAATGTGCTGTTAGTGATTACTGGACTGGTATGGTTACTAAGTGGTTTCCTAAACATGAAATCAGACAAATGGCAATGGCGTTTGGGTCTCAGGAAACTATCCACTCAGTTGCATATTCATATCTAAATGAAACATTGGGTTTAGAGGATTTTGAAGGTTTCTTACATGACGAAACAATGAAAGAACGTTTTGAATTACTTACTAATACTACTGCAGATTGGACACCTGAAGATTTAAAGAACAATCATAAAGCGAGAATTGAAGTAGGTAGAAGTTTAGCGATATTTTCCGCTTTCGCAGAAGGTGTTGCGTTATATTCTTCATTCGCAGTTCTTTATAGTTTTCAAATGAGAAACCTACTCAAGGGTATTGGACAACAAATGAAATGGAGCGTAAGAGATGAGTCCCTACATTCTAAAATGGGTTGTCAATTATTCCGTCATATGTGTGCGGAATATCCTGAATTGTTAGAGGAGTCAAAAGAAGATATTTTCAGGGCTGCCGAAATGATTAGAGATTTAGAACACAAATTCATTGATAAGATTTTTGAAATGGGTGACCTTGAAAACTTAAAAGCATCAGACCTTAAGGAGTTCATATCTAAAAGAGTTAACGAAAAATTAGCTGAACTTGGGTATGAAGGAAATTTCAAATTCAATGAAAAGAAGGCATCCGAATTAGATTGGTTTTACCATTTAACTGGAGGTGTAACCCACACAGACTTTTTCGCAATCAGACCAACTGATTATAGTAAGGCGGGAGAAGGTGAGAATTGGGATGATTTATTTTAATTAAAAAAATTTTATAGTAATATGAAGAACTACGGAGAAGAACTCGGTTGGGAGTTGGATGTCGACTTTCCAAACTGGGGGAACACAGAAATTTATGTAAAAACAATATCTAAAGGATATCTATTACCTGGCGAAAAACCAAAAGATGCCTATTGGAGAGTTGCAACAACTGTTGCAAAGAGATTAGGTAAACCACATATGGCTACTAAGTTCTTTGATTACATTTGGAAAGGTTGGTTATGTTTGGCTACACCAGTATTATCAAACACAGGAACAGATAGAGGATTACCAATTTCTTGTTTTGGTATTGATGTTGGTGACAGTATTTTTGAAATCGGTAACAAAAATTTAGAATTGATGTTACTTGCAAAACATGGTGGAGGTGTTGGTATCGGTATTAATATGATTAGACCAGCAGGTGCGAAAATCACAAACAACGGAACATCTGATGGTGTAATTCCATTTATTAAAATTTACGACTCAACCATTCTAGCAACAAATCAAGGTTCGGTAAGAAGGGGTGCAGCATCTGTTAATATTAAGATTGATCATAAAGATTTTGAAGACTTTTTAGAAATTAGAGAACCAAAAGGTGATGTTAATAGGCAGTCATTAAATCTACATCAGTGTGTAGTGGTTAGTGATAAGTTTATGAAAAAGTTAGAAGAGGGTGACTCTGATGCACGTAGAAAATGGGGTAAACTTCTTCAAAAGAGAAAAGCAACAGGTGAACCATATATTATGTACAAGGGTAATGTTAATAAACAAAATCCTGAAATGTATAAAAAGAATGGATTGAAAGTTCACATGACAAATATCTGTTCTGAAATTGTTTTACACACAGACGAATCACATTCATTTGTATGTTGTTTATCTTCTCTAAATGTTGCAAAATATGATGAGTGGAAAGATACAGACTTAGTTTACACATCAACTATTTTCTTAGATGGGGTATTAGAAGAATTTATTCAAAGAGCAAAAAATTTAAGAGGATTTGATAACGCAGTACGTTCCGCTGAAAAAGGTCGAGCACTTGGTTTAGGTGTGTTAGGTTGGCATACATATCTACAACAAAAGGGTGTACCATTTGAAGGTCTAACAGCTCAATTTGAAACTCGTAAGATTTTCTCTCAAATTAAAATTGAATCTGAAAGAGCAAGTAGAGATTTAGCGAAAGAATTAGGTGAACCATTATGGTGTAAAGAAAGTGGTTTTAGAAATACACACTTAAGAGCAGTTGCACCAACAGTATCAAATTCTAAATTGAGTGGTAATGTAAGTAGTGGTATCGAACCTTGGGCGGCTAACGTATTCACTGAACAAACATCTAAAGGTACATTCATTCGTAAAAATCCTGAATTAGAAAGAGTACTACGTAAATTAGGTAAAAATACTAAAGAAGTTTGGGATCAAATTTTATCTGACGGTGGTTCAGTACAAGGATTAGATTTCTTAGACGAGTGGTGTTTCTTGGATAGTAAGGTTATTGGATGTGAAGAGGTTAAAGAAGAAGATAAGTATAAAACATCGAGTGTTAAGGAGGTATTCAAAACATTTAAAGAAATTAATCAATTAGATTTAGTTAGACAAGCGGGAGTTAGACAACAGTATATCGACCAAGCGGTTTCATTAAATTTAGCGTTTCCCGCAATTGCTGACCCTAAGTGGATTAATCAAGTTCATATGGAGGCGTGGAAACAAGGTGTTAAAACTTTATATTACATGAGAACTGAATCGGTACTTAGAGGTGATATTGCGGCACAAGCAATGAATCCTGATTGTGTATCATGTGATGGATAAAATGAAATTTTATTCAAAATACAATATTAAAACCCAACTCCGGTTGGGTTTTTTATTTATTACCATTTTATAATACTTTATATTTATTGGTATGGCAGTAACCTACGGTATAGACTATCCATTTAGAGACAGTAGTAAGGGTGATTTTTTGAAAATGACAGAAACACCTGAGAGAGAAGTTAGATCGAATCTTATTCACCTTTTGTTGACAAAAAGGGGAACTAGATATTATTTACCTGACTTTGGAACAAGAATTTACGAATACATTTTTGATCAAAATGATGTAGTTACATTTAATTTAATTGAAGAAGAAATTAGAGATTCGGTTAGAAAATTCATTCCAAATTTAGATATTAATTCAATTAGAATTGATTCGGCTGAAAATGAAACTGAAGAAGAGAGAACGTTTACACAAGATGAGGATGAAAGATTATTTAGAGTTTCTGATGCATCAAGTAAACCATATACAGCAAAAGTAAGAATAGATTACACAGTCAATAACGGAGCATTTTCATCTTCGGACTTTATAATTATCAATATATAATATGTCAAAGAAAATATCATACGCAACAAGAGATTTTGCAGGATTAAGAGAGGAGTTAGTTAATTTAACTAAACAGTATTATCCTGATTTAGTAAAAAACACAAATGACGCATCCATTTTTTCTGTACTATTGGATTTAAATGCTGCTGTTACTGATAACCTACATTTTCATATTGATAGAGTTTGGCAAGAAACAATTTTAGATTTTGCACAACAAAGACAATCTTTATTTCACATAGCAAAAACATATGGATTAAGAATACCAGGTAATAGACCCTCAGTTGCATTATGTGATTTTTCAATTAACGTACCTGTGAGTGGTGATAAAGAAAAAACCGAATATCTTGGTTTGTTAAGAGCGGGAGCGCAGATTTCAGGAGGGGGTCAAATTTTTGAAACAATTGAAGATGTCGATTTTTCCAATCCATTTAATAGTAAAGGTGAACCAAACAGGTTAAAAATTCCGAATTTTGATGGTAATAATAGACTAATATCATATACAATTACTAAAAGAGAGGCGGTTGTAAATGGAGTTACAAGAGTTTTCAGGAAAGTAATTACAGATGCTGACCAAAAACCATTTACGAAAATTTATTTACCAGAACAAAATGTATTGGGTATAACCTCTGTGATTCATAAAGACGGTACAACCTTTGGAGCAAACCCAACTCTTTCTGAATTCAGTTCACCAAGTAATAAATGGTATGAAGTAAAGGCGTTAATGCAGGATAAAGTTTTTATACCCGATTCAACAAAAGTTTCTGATAGAGAAAATTTTAAACCTGGAACATATATAAGTGTTAATAATAAGTTTATAACTGAATATACCCCTGAAGGATATTTTTATTTAACATTTGGTTCCGGAACGGTAAATCCGTTAGATAATTTAGACAATTATGTAACTGGTGATTTAAAAGTTAATTTAGCCACATACTTAAATAATTTATCACTTGGAGCAATACCTAAATCAAACACGACCTTATTCATAAAATATAGAGTTGGTGGAGGTAGAGACAGTAATTTAGGTATTAATGTTATAACAAATATTGATAATGTTGATTTTGTGGTTAATGGACCTGTATCAACAGTTAATACACAGGTAATTCAATCATTAAGAGTAACTAATGTAACACCAGCAATCGGTGGTGCTGACCAACCTACAATAGAAGAAATTAGAAACATGGTTTCATATAATTTCGCGGCACAAAATAGGGCAGTAACACTAAATGATTATAAATCATTAATTGAGAATATGCCATCAACATTTGGAGCACCTGCAAAGGTTAATGTTATGGAAGAAGACAATAAAGTTAAGATAAAACTTATCTCTTTTGATGAAAGAGGTAATTTAACTAATGTCGTATCTAATACACTTAAAAATAATATCATAGATTATCTTTCAGAATATAGAATGATAAATGATTATTTAGAAATTGAAAGTGGTGAAGTTATCGATTTAAGTGTTCAGGTTGATATTTTAGGAGATAAAAATGAAACTGAAACTGAAATTGTTAGAACTGTAATTGAAAAAGTAATTGAATATTTCTCAATAGACAAAAGAAAAATGGGTGACCCATTATTTGTTGGTGAGTTGTTCAAAGAAATTGGTACAGTTGCTGGTGTTGTAAGTGTTGTTGATATTAGAGTATACGGTAAAGTTGGTGGAGAATATTCAACCAATGAAGTATCGGTGGGTTATGTTGATCCTTTAACAAAAGAAATATCACAATCAGACATGACTATTTTTATGAAATCTAATCAAATTCCACAAATTAGATTCCCTAATAAAGATATTAAAATAAGGGTAAAACCTTTGGTTTCGACTACATTCTAATTTCAAATTTTCTTATATTAAAAATAGAAAATCTTATTGTTTCTATTTATTATAAGAATGATACAAAGACATAGAATATCTACAAATATTGGTAAAGATCAAGTAATCAAAGTTGAATTAAAACAAGATTATGATTTACTTGAAATATTATCTTTAAGATTTACACAAAAAGAAATCTACACATCATTGTGTGCCGATTATGGTGTTGTTTGTGGTAGAATTTCAGTAAACAATGGATTAGGGGTCCCAAACGCTAAAGTATCTATTTTTATACCACTTACCGAAGAGGATGAAAACGACCCGATAATTTCAAAATTATATCCATATAAATCAAGTGTTTCGGATACAAATGAAAACGGATATAGATATAATTTATTACCATCAAGAAAACAACACGGAGGACACGAACCTACAGGAACATTTTTTGACCAATCTGAAGTCTTAAATAGAGAAGAAATTTTGGAGGTGTATGAAAAATATTACAAATACACCGTAAAAACTAATAATTCTGGTGATTTTATGATTTGGGGTGTACCTGTGGGTACTCAAACATTACATGTTGATGTTGATTTATCTGATATAGGTTGTTTTTCTTTAAGACCCTACGACTTTAAAAAACAAGGATTAGGTGATGATTCTTTTAAAAATTCATACTCATTCAAATCATCTTCAGACTTATCAACGCTACCACAAATTGTTACATTTGATAAAACAATTGATGTGTATCCTTTTTGGGGTAATGAAGATTTATGTGAAATAGGTTTAACAAGAACGGATTTTGACTTATCAGACAGAGGAGTTAAAATCGAACCAAAGGCGTTTTTGATTGGAGGAACGTATACTGATACAGGAAAAAATTCAATTGATAAGAATTGTCAACCCAGACGTAAAATGGGTAGAAAGTGTGATTTAATCACTAAAAAAGGAAAAATAGAGTCAATTAGATTCACTAATCAAAAAGATTCAAACGGTAGACCTATTTTAGAAAAATATGAAATAGATCACGACATTTCTGATGATGGTGCGTTTGTGAGAGAGTTACCAATGAACATGGAATATCTATACACAAATGAATTTGGTGAAAATGAAATAACAAATGACCCCAATAAAGGAGTCCCAACTGCAGCTTGTTATCGATTTAAATTTTCATTGGATGATGCTGGAAATGCAAGAATAAGAAAAAGTGCATCTTATTTAGTACCAAATATTAGAGAGTATATTGGACAAGAAGAACAGTCCTACGCATTTTCAACATCATGGAAAGAATACCCAACCGAAGCGGTTACAAATGATTCAACAAAGGGAATTTTATATAATACATTAGGACAATTTTATCCAAGAGATTATTTCTACAGAGTAACATATAATAAAGTTTATACTGTTTCATCGTTTCAGAGTATGTATTATAAAAATTCAGACTTTAGAAACGATAGATACATTGGTTTAAAAGAATTGGTACCAACCGAGGAAGAAGATTGTTCAGAAAATGTTACACCACCAGTAAATTATGGTACTAAAAACTTCACATTTCAACTTCTAATTGCTGATATATTATTATTATTTGAACATATTATTAATCTTATTTCTATAATAACAATTAATACTGTTACAAGATTTTTATTTGCGTTAGGAAGAAGAACAGATGTTTGGCCAGTTAGAAAGGTTGGTAGAGAAATTAAAAGAATTGCATATAATATACAAGAAGATAATCAACGAGAATTATACTTAATTAGTTATCCTGAATGTGAAGCTTGTAATGTTGATTCATCTGGTAATGAATTAGAATTTGGTGAAGAACCACAAGAAGGTGAGTCAAATATTACATATTGTTCGGTTGGAAGTATTTCATTATTTTTTCCAATAATTGGTTCTAATTCTAACCCGAGTACACCAACATACTTACCAACTACAACATGTACACCTCCACCAGTTTTAATTGATGGGGCAACTATAGAAGATCAAAATACATTTTTTGTTGCAAATCAATATGAATACTTTTTACAAAGTACAGATACATTAGAATATATTAATTTGGTTGACGGAGTTATATACTTTCAAATTGATAGTACAGACCCCACACAATTACAATTAGTTGATAATACTGGTCAATATTTTGGTAATTATAATTTTGATATTTTATATTATGTGGCGTCTTCAGGAAATACCATTCAAATAGAAGGGGGTTGTGAATTATTTGATACTCCGTATGATGAATCATTAACCACATATTATAACGTATTATCTGGAACAACAATAGTAAAAGTCGCACCATCAGCATATACTACAGGTATGAATGTTGTTTCAACAAATATATCAAATCAAGATGGTACTGCTTCTAATTTCAATACAACGAGAAGTGATAGTGGTAGTGATATTACAGACACAATGTTTTTTTATGGTGATAAAACTAATGGTAATGATATCTATCAATTAGTTGATTCTTTTGAAGGTGACCCCCACATTAAAAAAACAACAAGTGGTCAGTCTGAATTTAAAAATGGAATTTTTGTTATTGTTCCGGCTTCACAAACGAATCAACAATTATTTAAAATATTAAAAGAATATAGAAGAAGAAAACGAGTTACAAAATTATTTTGTGGCGGAATTGTTAATTATTCTTTTATCGACAACTGGTTATCTGGTTCGTTGTATTTTTTCCAATTCAAGGGTAAAAGAGGAAAATATTGTTCAGATGTTGTTAGATATTCAACCACTCAGGGAATATTCTATTATAGGTCTAGTCTATTCAATAATAACACTTGGGGACTTTCTTCGTGGCAGGGAGGTACAAAACCAACAAGATACTTGGGTAGACCAACTACTATGGTGGATTTGGGTCCGAGAGATGAATTTATAAAAGAAATTTGTTTAGATCCGTCATTAGACCCAAACTGTTCGGTTACTAGGTCAATTGGTGCGACATCATTTCAAAGTTTTGGTGAATTACTTGGATTGGCAATAAATTATAGATTAGATGTTAGTAATAGTGATTTTAGTATTAATGGATTTTTTGATAATACCGGATTCGGTTTAACTAATCAAAAAGTTTTTGATGGAGACATTACCCAATTAATTTCAATTAATAATGAAGCGGGTATTGAAGAATTCGATTTACAAAATGCGAAATATTTGGGTTACTCTTATCAATTCTTAGACCCCGATGACCCCCAAACAAAAAATGTGTTTCATAATGGAACGACATATGGTCCTTTACCTGTAACTCTTTATTTGGATGAAGATGGAGAAAGAGTTAGGTCATGTCTTAATGAACCAGGTAGATTAACAGAATCATCACAAGTTGTACCATTTTTCTTATGGGATAAAAAAGATACGGGGTTTGGAGCGTATAATGATTTAACGCACGATAATCAGTCTTGGTATTATACGAATCCACAAGCACAACCATTACAAGGTATGACATTTGGTTATGCATACACATCATCACCAAATGATACGTCAGACCAATATTTGTTATTACCAATGACTTATACGTTTAGTGGTTTGACAATTAATACAGATAATGCGACCGACGATTTAATTTTTGATTCAATCTTACCTAGTGGTTCAACACATACCATACATAACTCAGAATACCCCGGATTTACTGTTTTGGTTAGTTCTAATAGTAATGTGATAAATCCAACTTCAGGAACATTATATACCAGAGTTGGACCCGTATCAGGAAATACAACATATCAAGGTATCACAATTACAAATGGTTGGCATTCCCGACCTTGGGATTTTACGGATGATTTTATAATAAGACCTACAATGGATTATTACACAAGTAGATATCAAATTTTATCAACACCATTTATGTTTTATTTTGGACTAAAAGCAGGAAAAACTGGTGTAGATAAATTTATAGAACTATTCGGTGATAAAAACGCATTTACATCTGCAGAATAATGGAAAATAAAAAAATCATATTACCAAGTAAAAGATTTGCTAATGCGGATGTTGAAGATATCGACATTCGTATAAATTTAGATGAGCAAAAAAATCTTTTAAGAGAAGGTGAAAGAAATATTGTTCTTGATATAAGTGAACTTTTTTCTAAAGAAAGAAACGAAAGTAAAAATTACAAAATACATGGTAAAATACGAATGATTTTCAGAAACATGTATTCTGGTGTCACATCATATCAACCATTAAATAAAAATCTTTATTTGGTTGGAGATGGGTCAGACGGTAATCCAAATGGTTTTTTACCTTACAATGAATTTGCTCTTTTGAGAAATGATGTTATAAGAGAAGTGATTGACCCAAGTACAACATCGGGATCAACACTATCTTCGTATAATCCTTCTTTTATTACAACAGGTTATACTGGTCACACAACTATAACACCAATAGAAGCTCCTTACCAAAATTGGAATATCTATTTAAGTTATGTTTATAGTGGAGACACTAATCATCCAATGAAATATACATTATCAGGTAATACAACAGGATGTGGAGATGGTAAAACTTATTGTTTTACAGCCGGTAGCGGAATACCATTTAGAGTAAACACAACAGGTAGTACTAATTATATTTCTTTAACATCACCTGTTGAACATGGAATGTCTAAAGGTGAATATATTATAATTGATAGTAATGTAATTTATATAACAGAACTTGGTAATGAATATTATGATTCTGAAAAATATGTAATCAATATTTTAAAAAATGACAAACCAAGTGGATATACGTTCACAAATAATACAGTTGTACTTGGAAAAAGATGTCTTGATAAAAATAATGTGACGGGAACAACTTCTCAATATTATGTCCATAAACATAAAGTAGTAACTTCAAGTAAAGATTATATTATGGACAAAGTTGGTTTTGAAAGTCCAATATGGGAAGATGAAAGAAAAATTTTATTTGAAAATTCTTTAGGTGAAAATGATGTTATAGTAGAAAGAAATAGAATGGAGTCCGTTATTTATGATTTTATGAATCCGTTTGTATTAACAGGAATAACGAATAATCTTAATTATACACCAACTGATTTATATGTCACAATATTACTGAAAAATGGTAATGGATATTTTACATATCCACCAAAAGTTGGGTGGAAATTTAATTTTCATGATACTTGGGCTGATAGTCATTTTAGTGGAAACACTTCTCAACAGACAGGTCTACCCACATCAACTATAACAAGTAATAGTGGACCTGAAACGTTTACTGTTGGTGGGTCATTATCTATTGGAACGAGTGGATTAACAGGTGCGTTTGTTGAATACAATGAAAGTGAATTAAAAGAAAGAATTATAAGTGAGGCTTATCACAAGTTTAGTTGTCCTACATCTGTTTTTAATTTTGCACAAAATTTAGGTTCAACATATTCCGGTTCATCAAATAATAATTTAGTCGGTTGGTATTATCAACCATTTCATAGAGTTAAAATAAGACAATTATCACCATATGTTGAAACATCGGATACTGACGAAATATTGAATTTACCTGAAAATATCAAGTATTTTCCAAAAGACGGTTTGTGGAAATGGAGAGATTTATATGATCAGGGTTTTGTTGACCAAGATGGTTATGGTACAAACTATCCATTTATTAATAATATTCATTACATAAAAAATGATATAAATTTCTATTTAAGAAGTGAGAAGGATTATGTAAATAAATCGGACGGAATTAAAAAATTCAATGAGAATAATATTTGCTAATGAAGATATTAAGAAAAGATATTAATCAAAACATTATTTTGAATAGTGAACAAATCTTTAAGACGGATCTTGGGTGGCAAGATAATGCTGAAGAAATGGAAAAAGAATTACTTGAAACAATAGTGAATCCCGTTCAAAATTATGAAACCGTGAGATATATCCATAAACCATATGTTAGTACAAACGGATTGTTACAAACAGACATATGGTTTAAATTCTTTTTCATAAGTGGTTCAACATACGTTTTAGATTATGAACCAACAGGTTTAAGTGCAAATGAAAACGCTCAAATGTTGAGACAAGCTTCTGAAAGTTTTTTTATACTTGAGTTTTATAAAACACCAAACAACGAGGAACCTAATAGAACAAATAGAAGATTAGTATTCACTAAAAATCTAACATTACCATTAGGTGAAAAATATTTTTATACCACATTAAATGATTATATATTTAAACCTGTTTTTATGGGTTCAAATTATAGAAACAAAGAAAACATGTATTTGTTTTGGTTCCAAGATGATACTGCTATAAATGAGGAAACATTAACAGGTAATACATTTTACATGACCGCAAAATTTTTTAATGCGGAAAATGGGTCAATAGTTGATTTTACAAATAAAGACATGATTGGATTGACAGGTTCAACTACGAATGTTAGAATCGGAACGAGAACAAATCCAATTTTATTTTATGAAAGAGGTATTAATAACCCCTCTCGAGATGTGGTCGAAGAAGATGACATTTATTATTGTGTTCAATTAAATAGAGATGACCAAGAGTATAGATATGTATATCAAATAGGATGTACCTCAACACCAATCTCAACACCTACACCAACATTAACTCCATTATCATCGTGTTCGTTTGGTGGTGGTTCTGCAACAATATAATTAGATGAATAAAAATAGATACGAAATATTAAAAAAACACATCAATACCGTTTCACTTGTTTCATTAACAAGTCAGAATTGGTATGATGAAAATGGTAATCTAAAACCATGGACAAGTGGAAGTATCTATATAGGACCACAGACCGGTGACACTGTTTATAATATAAATGATGCAGGAAGTTTGGTTGAAGCGTACTATAAATGGAATGGTTCAACATGGGTAAGTAGTAGTGTTAAGGATGTTTTTCCTTCATATAACTTACCTGTATATATAGAATCCACTTTAGATGAAATGGGTGTTATGGTAGGTTTTGATGGAGATATCGAACAAGTTGAACAGTTATGTAATTTTTCATATACACAAACAGGATACACCATACAAATATATAACACTGTAAATCCAGATAGATTACGAAAAATTATTGAACAAACTTTCACAATAAATTGGGGAGATGGTAACACTTCAGGTTTTACGGTTAATAATGGTATTGTTGGTTCCAATTTCCCAACAATATCTCACACTTACCCATCATCACCAACGGGATACACCATATCATTAACATTAGATTCCCCTTGGACTACTCAAAAATTAAATAAACAAATAACTGTTCCGAGAAATATTACCACGTCTAACTCACTTGGTACGTACACATATACAGGTACAAGTTTACCTTATTTTGAATCGTCACCAACCGAATATTATCTACAAAGCGGTAGAACTCAGGATTATTTAAATGGTTATGAGTATAACCCACCAACAGGATATACTACATTCAATTATTTAGGTATTGGTGGTAGTAGATTAGAAGAAAAAAGAAAATATGGAGAAAACAGTTATTTAAATACAACAACGGGTACCACAAATTTTGATGGAACCATTTTATCCTACATTGGATATAGTTTTACATATACAGGAAACACCACAGGAACCACAATTGTAAATTATAGGGACTATGAAGACGGAACTACATTAATAACAGGTAACACTACAGGATTTACCAAAGAAGAGGTGATTAATCAAATGATTACGAGAAATGAACATTTTCTCGGTTTTATCGACGACCCAACGGTATATTCAGACATTTTTGTTGAAAGAGGAAAACAGGGTGCATTGGAAAAAACTTTAAGATTAGGAGAAATTGATAACATGGGTGAATTATCTGTGTATGGAAATGGATATTTTAATATCAGAAAACAATAAAAATTATATTTATTAATAAAACATTATGGCAGTAGGTAGTTACGGAATAATAAGACCAGCGGATGTGTCTCCATCAGATGTGGAGATATTTCTTCATTACGTACCAAGTAGATTATCAACAGCAGAAGTTACTTTTACAAGATTAACTTCTGAAGATATCTTAACACCTATTTTTCATAACGAGGACACAGATACGTCAGATAATGGTAGTGCAGCCGGTAATGAATTATTGGGTGGATTATACAATCTTAAACTTGGTTCAGATAATTTTTCTGATTTAGGTGTATACACTTTACATATTAGACCAAAACAAATAAGATTGTCAATAACCGATTGTGGAATTTTAGCGTCTTTACCTTCAGTTAGAGGTTTAATTATTGATTTATCAAATGTACCCGAAACTGATAGAGGTAAATTCACACCGCAAGGACTTATTGGATATAGAATTGAATACTTAAATGACGATTCAACTAAAGTACCTAATTTTTACAGGTTAGTGACATCATCGTTTTATTGTACACCAGTTGTATCTAATTTAACAAGCACAACACAAAAAGCGATAAGATATCAATATAGTAACACAACAACTAATTTAATGTTCTTAACTGTTACACCATCGTCGGCACCATCAAGTAGACCAAACGTGGTTCCTTTTATTGGTGAACCAGGACAAAATATTATTTTGACAAATACCTTTTTTAATCCTACAACCTTAGAAATTGAAATGGTTGAACATGATGCGTCAACATTGGCACACGCACTTTATGGTAATCAAACCAAAGCGGTTTCTTCTGGAGTTTACACCATTTACGATAACAATAACGATAACAGTATCTACAAACAGTACAACCTATATGAAGTTAAGGATGAATTTAACGAAACCTTATATGAAGTTAGGGAGGAAAAAACAGATATTGATGAGACATTAAACTTCGATGATATTACTCAATAATGGCAAGAAGAAAGGTTCCAAGTCAAGCGGCAAGTGGTGCAGAAACATTTAGCGATAGTTTAGTCGGTAGACAAATTACTGACGGTACTAGCCAATTGACTAATACTAACTTTGCTATTGATAGAATTATACCTGAAAGAGATGTTAAAACATTTAGGTCAGGTCAATTTTCTGACTTTTTAACTTTAGATGATTTAAAAGAAGAAAAATATAATTCGGAAGAAGAAGTTTCAGAGTCAAGAAAAAAAGAAGTCAAATTCAGGTCCTCAAAAGAAAATGCAGGAAAATCATTATTCGGTTCGTTAAAAAACAGAATTGGTAGTTCTATAACTAATATTATCAAAAAATTTCCAGCTGGTGTTTTAATTGATAAAAATAGTTTAATAAGAACATCTGAATATACAATTGAAAATATTACTTATGATTTAAGTTTAGATAATACTCAATTTGAAGTTGATTTTGGTAGATTATACAATCCACTTGATGTTATTTTTGTAAAACCAAAAAGTCAGGTAAACCCAAATACAATAAATAAATTAAGGGACTTTTACTCGTCATACACAAAATATGTAATTGAGTTAAGTGGTGTTACCTATGATATCGTTAATTATAGTGAACCTAATACGAATAACAGATTAACATTTAAAGTAAAAGGTAAACCATTTAACGGTACTACAAACTTTAGTGAGAATGTTCTAATTAGACCTAATAATGGAATAACAGAAGAATTTTTTTCTAAATTAGATGAATTAGAACAATGTTTATTAGATAGGGACACCAATCCAAAGTATACTGCAACATTTAGTGTACCGAAAGATAGTTTAGATCAATCTCAAACAGTTTTATCGGATGTTGAAATTACATGGCCATTATCAAAAGATAATTGGAACATTAAGATAGTTGGTATTGAATATGACATATATATCCGAGAAATATCAAACATTGCTGAGCAAGTAGATGATTATAAATCAAATCTATTTGTTAGGTTTATGTCTTCACCTCAGTTATTTGAATTTGATACCGAGGATAAGAAAGCTGAGGCAATATTCCAATTATATGGACATAGTTTTGATAAGGTAAAAAAATATATTGAGAATATTGCTTACATGAGAAATGTAAGTTATGATGGTATTAATAATTTACCCGACATCTTATTAAAAAACCTATCCAATACTTTAGGTTTATCTACGGTTAATTTATTTGATGAAAAGAAACTTGAAGATTTATTATACACAAGACAAGATACACAATATTCAGGTTTAACAATAGGAAAAAATGTTGTTGATGCTGAGTATGAATTTTACAGAAGATTATTAGTAAACCTTTCTTACATATATAAATCAAAAGGTACACGTTCATCTATTGAATTTTTCTTAAGATTTTTAGGGGCACCTGATCCCATGATTAAAATAAACGAATTCGTTTATGAAATCACGTCACTACCAAAATCTTATGATTTAGATGGTGACATTTATGATGTTGTGGCAGGGGTTAGAACCTACAACACGGCTACATTTATACCGAGTGGTTACACTTATCAAATTACCACCACAACTGGAGAAACAACATTTAATCTTAATACATATCCTATTGTTGAAGGTACAAAATTACCAAAAACCGCATTTGACAGTGAGTCAAATACTTTCTTTCAAAAAGGTGCGGGTTGGTATGACATCACTTTAGACCACAGATCTGTAGATATCCTTGATACTGAGAATTCTAATTTAACAGGAAGAACAAAGACAATTAAAACAAAAAATAAGTCATTCACATATGGTGAAGATTATTTTGATATATACAGAACTTTACCCGGTTTAGATACTGGTTTTGAAATTGTCAATAAAGTAGACAACAAACAAAGACAAGTTGCCGATGACAATTCTTCATTCATCTTTAATAGAAAAAATATTGAAGTATATCTTTCATCTGCAAATGCGATGGATTATGATATATGGAGAAAATCTAGAGAGTTACAGATTTCATTTGGTAGTCAAACATTAGAACCACAAACGGGTGTAACATTCGCCGAATATGTGGATAAGATGATGAGTACACAAATAACCAACTCACATTCAATAAAATATAGAAAAAATTATATTAAACTCGAGGATATATTCCAAGATTATATAACATCAACAGGGTTTACACCTTATAATTTTTCCGACTTAAACGAATTCATTACCAAAATGAGTCCTTATTGGACTCAAGTATTAGATCAAGTAATACCATCAACAACTTTATGGACGGGTGGTAATTTAATTGAAAATAATATTTTCGGTAGACCAAAATACAAATATAGATTTGGATGTCAACCAAAGGTTTTTATTGAAAGTTTATATCCCGATTTTGAAAACGCAATAGAGGAAGATTTTGAAAAAATATTAGGAGGTTCAAATAGTTTTAGGGGTCTGTTAAATGCAACAGGTGTTACATATTATCCGATTATTGACATAGATGGAATAGAATATGGTGGACCCAATTATGAAGAGTTGATTTCCAACATGACAGTTGTTGTTAGTGGAACAACCAACACAACAAATAGTGCTAAATTATTTAATTCTTTTCCATTGGACACTTGTGATGGTACTGAGTTGTCAACAACTGAATTACCATTAATATGTGAATATAAAACATATTTAAGTCCGGATATTAATAAAATAAAGGAATTGTGGAAAGTTGCATTAGTTAATCTAATAAACCACATAAATTCATTTACAGGAAATGGACCAGGTTATTATGACTATGACCCATATCTTGATGAGGTTGGTGAAGATACACCATCTACAACAATTACAAAAGTTTTACACAATTTCTTTACGGATGTTGATGGGATTGAAAAAGTTAAGTTTACTTCAGTAAAGAACGGACCCAATGATTGTTCGGTTGAAGAATATCTTGATTATAAATTTGTCGCATCTAATGAAACAACAATACCTAATTGTGGATTAGAGTTAGATTTTTCTTTTGATTGTCCTGATGATATAGACCCAAATCAAACATATAGATTACCTAGTGGTGATGCGTCTGATTATCCAAATGGACCCGAATGTAAATTAAACGGTAATTTGGTAATTAAAATTACTGGAGACACTAGCACTATTATACAGAATCCATCTGATTCTTGGCCATTATATGTTTATCACAATTGTGATTATAGTGTTAATCCAACTGTCGTAAGTGGTAAATCACTTTTCAGACCTGATGGATATGAATGTACATGGATTTTAAACAATTTAACTGAAACGAATGAAATAGATTTATTATTTACTGACGCAGCGAACTGTGATTTAAAAGTTAAATTAGAAGGAATTAATATTCAATGGTTAAATTATTCAGGTTTCACATCTCCACCAACAGATGATGAATTGGTTTATAAGTTAGTACCAAAAATCCAATATAGAAATTCATTTAATAATGGTCTCGGTGGTGATACATATGTTTTAAAATACGATGGTTCAGGTTCAAATACTGACCTGTCAAATTATACACAAACATATGTAAAAGATATTGTTTCAGGTGATACTATATTATCTTCAACATTTAAAAATTGTGAAACAATACCATCTCAACAACTTTTAGATGGTATTGAAATCGATGATTTATCTTTCATATTCAACTATGAACCTAAGACAGTTATAAATAAAGAATGTTTAGGTACGGTAAAAAAATATTTAATTACCGGTAAAACAAAACAAGATGAAACTGAAGTTTTTGAAGTTCTACAAACATCTAAAGTTAAAGTTTATACTAGATTTTTTATTGATGAAGAAACAGGTGACATACAAGATGTTGGAAAATATTTTTTCACTGAAAGATTTCCTGAACATTTACAAATAAAACAGGAACAAGAAGAACCATGTTGTAATCACTCAAACACATATTACCAAAGTGGTGATTATCTTATTACGAGTGAAGGTAAACTAATTGAAGTTATTTCAACAAACTTAAATTACTGTACACCTAACTTATATTTTAATTTAAATTTATCTGGTAGTATTCCTACTAATTTAGTTGCCTTTAATGGTAACGATGATTATCAAATTTTGTTACAACATACCTATGATAATTTTAGTAGGTTAGATTCGTATTTAATTCAATATTATGAAGGTGGTTTATGTTTTGACGAAGAACAAACATCTAGTGAAAGAAATTTAGAAGTTGTTTCGGGTTATGGCGATTGTGATGATGACCCATATAGACCATGTGGAGGAACATATGCAACTCCAACACCTACACCCACAGTTACACCTACGTTAACTATTACGCCAACTTTAACTATAACACCAACATTGACTCCAACACAGTCAATTACACCTACATTTACTGTAACTCCAACACAGTCAATCACTCCGACTTTAACACCTACTTTAACTATAACACCTACGTTAACTCCAACACAGTCAATTACACCAACTGTTACGCCAACAATTAGTGCGACGGTAACACCAACATTAACACCAACACAATCTATTACACCAACATTTACTATTACACCAACATTGACTCCAGATTGTGTCTTTGAAGTGACCGCTGAATACGTACAACCAACCCCTACTCCAACATTCACAATTACACCAACATTGACGCTAGATTGTGTCTTTGAGATAACTGTGAGCGATGTTGCACTTACACCTACACCTACTCAGTCAATAACACCAACATTAACACCAACACAATCTATTACACCAACATTGACACCAACTCAGTCAATTACACCGAC